TTGGTTCCGTGCATCGGCTTCACACACCCTTTTTCTTTTTTTGTTTTCGTAACAAGTAGGTCAGCCTTCTCAGCCTTCTCAGCCTTCTCAGCCTTCTCAGTCTTCGAACATCCATTCGCCCGAAAATGTTCATATCGATCCCTCACATCTTCATAGGTCAAATTCGATCGCTTTTTCAACATTTGGTTGATCAATTCATGAAGATTGTAGATATACCGAGAGAAGGTTTCACGATTTTCCATTTCTCTCATAGTCAGCGGCAAGGTCTTCATATTTTTCTCAAAATTAATTCGGCAATATTTACACGGTAACACATGTCGCAAACTAAGTATAAAATTCATATATTGTTTCTTCTGTGCCAATGTAGGTTCCGGTGGGTAATTGAAACTCGTTGTATGAAGAAAATGCCACAGTGCGGGACCCCAAATACTGGTAAGAAAACCTTCGCGACTTTGGTAATGCTCCGTCGTAAAAATATGTTTTTGTCTTCTTCGGGTTGTTGCTTTGTTTTTATTCATTTTTTGACCCCGTGTTTTTTGTACCATAATAAATAGTAAGAAAAAATGTTTTCCATTGTAAATGATCCAAAATGATTTTTAACCTCGCCGGTTTAGCATCCCATTAGCTCGTTTTGTAGGAAAATAATAAATCTATACAATCATTATATGAATTCCATTGGAAGCGTAGGAAGCGGCAGCTTTCCAAAATTACCGAATAATCTAACCAATCTATCTTCTTCGTTTTCAGGATTGTTTAGTAACAAACTTTTACTATTTCTGGGTCTCGTATTTTTAGGCTTCATCATTTATGTTGTTTATTCGTCTATCAAGTTTACGAAGACAGTGTACAATGACAATGGAACGACCCCCACGGATGCTTCTTCAGGAGCCAAAGAAGCCGAGTTAATGATCTTTTCGGTCGATTGGTGTCCTCATTGCAAAACCGCTAAACCCGAGTGGGAAAAAGTGAAATCAGAATATAGCGGTAAACAAGTGAATGGTTATAATCTTTTATTTACCGAAATCAACTGCACCAATGAATCCCCGCAAGTCACTAAATTGATGGATCAATTCAAGATCGAGGGCTATCCAACCATCAAAATGGTGAAAGATGGGCAAGTCATTGAATTCGATGCCAAACCGACCTATAGTAATTTAACCCAATTCCTGAACACGGCGATCTAATTTTCCCTTATCGCTTAGCGCTTATCACTTAGCGCTTAGTAAAAACTCCTCACCACATGCCATCCCTTCTTCTAAAATACTTTTACGTAAGGTCGAGGTTGACGTTACCGTACATAGTTGGGTTGGACGCAGACAAGATGATGCGCTCTACCCCGTTGGCAATCTCTGTTCGCTCATGCTGTGTGGCACTCACGCGCTTAACGATTGCTTCGCGCTGTGGGTGGTTGTACAGCCGAGCGTACAGCTCAGACTTAGTGATGTAGTAACTTTGGACGATGGCCTCTTGCCTGTCGGTGTACGGGGTATCTTCTCGCAACACACCCATGCTTCCAGGTTCCACCATGTACGGGTGAATGCCGTTGTTGATGATGAGTTTTACAAAGGTGGAGGAGTAACACAAAGACCAAGAGACTGCCTGCGAGAACACCTGGTCAGCATTGCTGTTAAGCCACTCATCGTTGAGTGCGCGGGTCAGCACGGGAATCTTGCGGTGTTCTAACTCATGGACTGCCGCACCAAGATTGATAGAGAAACGGGTTGTCTCTGCTGAATACAGGAACGAGGTTAGCTGGTCAATGTGCGGAAAGATTTTGTTAAAGATAGCGGGCGTTTCGCTAGGCCCGTTTCCAAAGAGGTAGTAGCTACGCAGGGAAGCGTAGTCAGGGCGGCGCTCTTCCCGAGAGACTAGACACTTTTGTATCAGGTCAAGGTAGAACAATTCCCTCTGTACTGGCTCTTTTGGGATTCTCATGGTTTAGGAACCGTTAGGTTTTCGTGGTCAGCATAATAACTTGCTGGCTTTGGCCCTGTCAAATTGCCCGCTTCACGGGGGTTGATGCCCACAGACTCCCCTGCTACCGACTTAAACTGCCCGCCAAGAACTGACTTCATGTTGATGTTGCCCCCGTTACCCCAGATGGCGGCATCACCAGCCCGTCCTTCTTTCTGCTTTTGGCTCTCATTCTGGCTCTCAAAGTGTTCACTGGCGGCTGTAGCCTCTGCATATTCCTTGTCAGTGAGCTTATTGTTCCGCTTGAGGTAGCCAGTTTGGTGTTCGCCTTCCTTGGTGGACTTGATGTCCGTCATTTGGAAGTCTTTTGCCAAACCTTCCAGCGTTTTGTCCGTCTTGGCAGTCTTTGCGGACTTCACCCCCACTGGTTTGAGGTGGATGATGGAAATGGTGGCCTTGCAATGCTTCATGGGGCAATCAGGCTCCCATGCTTCAAATACACCGTGTGATTCGCAGTAGTAGTCTCTCAATATAGCCATAGTTACCCTCTAAGTGCTTCCTGTAGGTCAATTTCACTGTAATCATGGCGGTTGACCATTCCAACCTTGATTTTTATGCCGTCTGGCGTAACTTTTAGCCCCATTCCAGGCATCATGGCGGGCTGTGACTCCCGCCTGTATTCCACAAAGCGGGTGTTGTCTTTGCGGCGCATGACCTTCACGTTGCCCTCTTTCCACTGCTGATAGGCTTTGCTAACCCGCAACTGCATCATTTCGGTCTGTGGATAAATCCTGTGGACAAATACATCATAGAACTGTTGCTTACTTATGCCTGCAAGTTCGCAAAACAAGGATATAGAGATGCCTCTCTCCTGGTCTTTTACAAACCTCTTCATCTGCCGGAACAGTTCTTGTTTGGTTAAAGCCTTCATGAACCGTACATTCCTATCCGCTTGAGGTAGTTGCTGACGTTAGTGGCTGTGGATAACTCTTCTGCTGACCGCATTTCTTTCATAGCACTAATCTCACGGGTGAGCTTGGCAGCTATTAGGCGGGGCTGGACTTGCTCTGCAAAGGCTACGCAGGCCAGCGCGGCGGCAATCACCCTATCATCCTTGGCTCTGCCAGGTGCGCCTATGAATCCGTTCTCACGCACGATGGTCTTCATCTCTTCCAGCAAGTCCATGCTGAACACGTTCATCATCCCGCGCTCAAAGTAGTCCTTGTAGTACGCCAGCATACGCTCTTTAGTGCTGCTAGTGGTCAAGTACCCCATGCTGTTGCCAGGGCCACCAAGGTTGTCATTCCTGCGCCAGAGGTAGTTCTGCATGTTGCCCAGTACGTCCATCAAGTCTTTGCCCATGACGTTGCCCATGCTGGCTGCTGTCCGGCGCAGCGTTCTAATTTCGTTGATGACCGCCTGCCCAGGGCCGTTGACCTCCAGGTTGAGGGTGGAGTTCTTGTAGGCTCCGGCAAGGTGGGCAATCACCCAAGCAAACTGGTAGGTGTTCATCTCGCTGGTAGCAAACTCTGCCACCTGGTCTAACCCGTTGGCATACACCCTAAAGACCTGGATGCAGAAGCGGTCTGCCCAGTCAGAGGAGCCGTAGGCAGGGTCAGCACCGATAACGTAGTAGGCGGCATCGTTAGGCTCTTCCCAGATACGCAGTGTACCCAGCCGCTCTGTAGAGCGCATAACTTCTGTGTCTTGAAAGTTTTGCCCAAAGATGTAGCGGTAGCAGTCAGGCAGATTCTTCTTGGCTTCCTTGGCAGCGTCTGTGCAGCGGCTGCTGGAAAAGAAGCTAGTGCCTGTCATCACAAATGCGTAGTCCTCGGTAGGAGGGAACTCCTGGTACATCAGGGATTCATCCTTGATACCTTCCAGCATCTTCCACCGCCACCAAGCCATCTGTCTGGAATTGATTTCAATTCCGTACATCTTCTTGATGTCCTTCGTCCACTCACGTTCTTCTGGGCTTAACTTGCCATCCCAGTAGACCTTATAGATGTTGCTGTCCGCAGGAACAGAATAGTATTCATTACGCCACCATCCGCAGAAAATGGCACGCTGGGTCTTGGCAGACTTGGCAGTCTTGTACATGTCGTGGAACATGTTGAAGCCCTGGGCGGTACTCTCAAACATGTAGAGACGCTCTGGGTTCTTTTCTGCCAGCGAGGCTATCAGGGAAGCTAGACCTTCTTCGTTGCCCCAAGAAGCTGTCTCTGTCCCGTGTAGGTAAGTGATAGCTTTACCTTGCCCCAGCCGAGACTTATTTCCCGCAATTTGATAAAAGATTCGGCTCCGATTCTTGAGCACCATTTGGTTTCTATTGTGTGCC